TGTGAAATCGCCTTTAGTCAGTACGGCGTTAGTCAAAGTCGTAGGGGCTACGTTAGTATCGTTGTCCTGAGTCGAAGTTGTATTATCGGGGCGGGTATGTTTGATTAGCCATAATGCGCCTACCATATTAGTATTAAATATAGAAGCCCCCGGGCCGGAAGCAGTCAATGTCCCTGTGGCATCGGCAGGGAAATAAAATCCACTCCTTCCAACACCGCCAGTTCGGGCAAATCCTACTAACGTAGCAGAGTTTGTATTCTCTTCAAGAAAAGGCCCGCCTGTAAACGGAACATCTACGATAGACCATGTTGTATCCGCTAATCTTGAAAGTTTCTTCGGATGAACGTCATTATGAGCGATATACATTACATCTGCCGATTGCGTGTAATGAATCCCAAAAGCCTGTGCGGTTGTGTAAGGAGATACTATCGAATACGGAGTTGTCGAATCATTCCCGGTTAAAGAAGCAACCTCGACTGCTGAAAGTTCTTTGCTGAGTATAGCGACGTTATCGATTTTATCTTGCCATATTTGCCCATTCACACTTATAGCTCCTATGACGACATCAGCGGTCTTATTATCCATTGCCGTATAACTACCTTGAATGTCATTAATAGAAGAATCGATTAAAGCATTATCGACGTACATTGTGAGTCCCGTTGATTTAGCGTCCCGTCCCACAACTAAACCACTTCCAATTACTCCACTATACGTTACGACAACAAAATGCCAACCTGTCGTTAAGGCATCATTACTTTTTGTCTCTACGTATGCGGCAGTATCCCACAAACGAATCGTTAGCTTTTCTTCGCTACTTAAATAGAACCACCATTCAGAAGCCGCTCCAACATTTTTCGAGATAATTGTTTGTGTTACCGCCTGATTTGTAACGTTAATCCATGCAAGGAAGCTAAACGGTGTATCTGTAGAACCGTCACCAAAAGAGAAATCAGGATGGTCTGCTACCGTTAAATAATCCGTACCTGCCAAATCAAACGCCTCATTCGCCACGGCCTCGGCATCGGCAGTAGTCAACGTATCGGTGTTAGATGAAGCGACTCCATTATGGGTAGCGCCATCCGCATCGATAACTACGGTATCAGAAAGATTATCGTCGCATTTCCAGTGAGCAATTATACTATCTACGCCGGATAAGTCTTCCGTACCAAAAGGTGCAAATACTTGTGTCTGGTCTTTATAAAACCTCAAGAGCAGGTTCGTCCATTCCTTAATAAGCGCATCACCAACCGAGAACTCGAACTCGGTCAGCCTCGCTCTCGTCGGTGAGGTGGCTTTGTATATCGTTCCCGGACGCTTAGTAAAGCCGCCGTGAGGCAGGACGAGAGCATTAATGACTTTCGAGCCGCCGTTGTAATACTTACTAAGGTCGGTACGGCCATCCATGTACTGCGATAGCTCTCCGGCGTTCCATGAATTTTTTAAGAGTTTAGTTGCTGGCATTACACGCTATACCGCCCTCTCGTTTGTGAATATATACTTAATACTTCTGCCGCTGATAATGCTTTGTTGTAAATTTGGACATCTGATATTATGCCGTCGAAAGTGCGGGAAATGGTAGCACTGCTACCAATAATTAAATCTATTGCTGAATCATCATCTATTGTACCAACACCTGCGGTATTTACATCTAACGACTGCAAGACACCATTGAAATATATCTTTATTTTTTTTGCTGAATCTTCATTGTACACAAATGCTACATTAGTCCAGGTATTTATAGGCAATAAAGCATCTGTCCTTGCTTGAGAATCAGCCGCTCCATCGTGAAAAATTAACACATTTACTTTGACAACAGAAGCAGCCTCATCAGATAGATAAAAAAAGTAACCAGCCGGAACCGACACCTTTGCACATATCCTTCCTGTGTCACTTTCCCCATCACTTGCTGGATTTATCCATGCACTGATAGAATAAGCAGTCTTGCCGTTTATATCTATCGTAGAGTCGGCAGCTACAGTCATAATACTATCTGCACCGTCAAAGTCACCGCCAAGTCCTGTAGGAGAGATTATCTCTTTGACTGAGACATCTTTGAAAGTAACGTCACAAGCGGCAATCCTTTGAATGTTTATATTCGTATTACCAATAGCTGTAAATGTCCACGTTTTCACTCCTGTAGCTGTGAAAGAGTCAGAATTTTGGGAAGAGTTGGTTATTTTTATGCCACCAGTCGTAGTATCTGTTATCTCTAAAGAGGCAATATAAGTTTTACCAACAGTCAAAACATTTTGTGTTATAAATACATTCGTACCATCAGATTTCAGCTTACAATGACTACCACCATCAGTGGGTGTACCATCTGCTATCGCTTCTGTCGTGTGGTTATTGGCATCATTGCCAGCAGCATTAGGAGTTTCAGTCCAGTTTGCGGGTACGTCATCAGGAGTAGCAACGGCAGACCAGTTAGCGAAGTCGCCATTAGTGACAAGTTCTCCGCCCAGTATCCCTTCCGGTGACGGAGTATTGCCATTCAGTGAATAGTCAAAGACGGTCTGTTCGTACATCTTATAATGAGCTACGAGACCGACAGTGTTTATCTGAGACTGAAAATACCTCGATGTCATTTTTCGTTGTAACATTAGACACCTCGCAAAGTTACAGTTACGTCAGCAACTGAAGCGGCAGGATTGGTGAAGCCCAATATAACATTAACTTCTTCTACTAACGGCTCACTTACACTATACAAGGTTGTATTGGATTCAGCCAAGTTAGTTACCGAGAAAATAGTATTATCCCCATTATCAGTCAGAGATACATCTGTTGTACCTTCTGCACTCGCCATGTCGGGAAGTTTAACGATTATTTTCTGCAACAAACCGTTAATTGGAACAACTGCCGCGCCAGTAGTATCTCCGCTAATTAAGTCGAAGTCTATAACTCTCTCCCAGCACGTATATCTATTTAACCTCGTTATTGTTTCCGGTGTTTCTGTTACTGATACTGCTCCTGTTGCAGCTGTCATAATTTGACTCCTATAAAATTCTTGCGTAAATCTTTATATCTGTAATCGTCGTTAAGGCCGTAACGTAAGCGTTTAGAAACTGGAACCCAGTGTTATCCCACCCGACTTTACACGGATGAGAGTTTGCGGAATCGGCCCTTAATATATTGTCCTCGGCGAGATGAAAGTTAGTTAGTGTAATCGTATCGACCCACCGCCAATCTCCTGATTCGACAATATCGGCGGCGCTACTGATCGCTAACGAGCATATAAACTCTTCCGGCCCGCCCGGCGCGGAGCCTGTGAAGACTATCGTTCCCGTTCCGGCTGGTTTAGTTAAGATGAGTAATGCTATTCTGTACGCTCTCGTCTCGTCTGCTACTCCGCCGAACTTGGCCTGTCCGAAGTCTATATCGCCACTGGTCACGCCTAACGGGAAAACCGTAGGCGCAGCGGTAGTCGTACCACCCGTTACCGTCTTGATAACAGAGTAACTTCCAATAATAGATTTTTCAGCTTCGGCTTTCATGTAACAAAGAAGTCCCCTGAAGAAGTCTGCCGTCTCGATGCAAGCCATTCAGACCTGTAATGTGGTCTGGGTTTCCCCTCGGCGGCATCGGCGCTCCTCGCCTGCGGCATTGTCAGTCTTTCGTATTCGTTTATAAGGTCTATTTTCTTATCTGTTTCTCCGGTCAGTCCGACTACTATCTTAGCCGCAAGTTTCAGAGCGAGAGCGGCTTTCGCCTTAGCGCTCCATTCGTCCATATCGACCTGCTTGAAGACGTATTCGACGTAAACTACATCTTTATCAATTCCCCTTGCAGCGACGTTAGCTGATGTTATATCGGCGACGACCGTATCAGACGTATGGGTAACGAGGACTTCGTAAGTGACCGACGTTCCCGTTATTCCGGCAGCGAGATTTCCAGCGGTTATATCCGCCGCTATCGTATCGGATGTATGATTGACTAAGACCTCGTAGAAAGTCGAACCATCCTTTACGAACTGGTCGTCTATATAAGCTGTACCCGTAACCCACGTATCGGGAGTAACTGCGTAAAACTGACCGTCGTAATACTTTACCCCGGTACTCCATGAGTTAGGCCCGGCCCCTGCGTCTGAATGGATGAAGTCGCCTTTGACCTCCCACGGCGGAACTCCCGCCTGTCTTCGTGAAACATCCGAGCCTATGGAGTCGTCCACCGTCAGGATACGGGCATAGTCAGTCGGCGGTGTGTACTTGCGGTCGTACCAACTTATCGGTCTATCGTCGTCCTCAAAGAGAATAACGTCCTTCTTAGCGAAGTTCCACGGATGGTCTTCTAAGGTCTCGTTTTGAGAGTCTGTGTAGTACCTTATGCAGAGTACCGCCTGCTTGCTCGTCGTATCGCCTTCGGTCACTTTATCAGCGCCTATAAGGCCAAGAGCCAAATTGTACATTACCTCAGCATCTGACAAGGCCAATTTAATCACCTACCCTTTCTAAATACTTTATAGCGTTCTTCATATATTCAATATTGTCCAGAAAACAACCAAGACCAGCATTACATCTTTGACACAATAAGCCACGAATAGTCTCTGTTTTATGGCAATGGTCAACTGAAAGTCTGTAAGTTTTACCATTTATAACCTTTAATTCAAGACAACCACAAACAGCACAAACGCCATTTTGTTTTTCAAGCATCTTATTGTAAATATCGATATTTATATTATATTTCTTAAGACGATACTCTCTGGTAATCTTTGGATGATTTCTTTTCCATGTTCTATTAATACTTCTTACATACTCCAAATTTCCAAGACGATATTCTTTATGTTTCTTGCTTTTGCAATTCTTACAATAACATTCCTTGCCATCTTTCGTTGCCCTATTAACGCTAAATTCTTTTAACTTTTTTACTACCTTACAACATCTGCATTTTTTCATAATAACCTCCACACAGGTTATTGGGAGGCCTTAATGTGGTGTGGCACATTACGACCCCCCAATCCTAAGTTTCCATCAGTCTTCCAGGATGTAAAGCGTCGCTACGGTAATGTCCGTACCGTCCGCTACTGTCTGGGCGGCGGTCGTTACCGTTACCGTATGCTCGTCATCCTGAGCAACAGCGGCTACGGCGCGAAGAGCGGGAATGAACTGCTGGTTAGCACCATTCCATGAAGTCCACGCCTCAGAAGCGGTAGCGGTAGTGATATTACCAGCAGGATCGACAAGTTGAAGGTCGGCGGTAGTTGCCGCTGAGTTGGCTGTATTCCCGACGTAGAAGCCGAGAACTCTCCCACCCTTGGGGACTCGGCCTATAGTGATAACACCGGCTGCGGCCATTGTATCACCATCGAACTCGTAGTTGTCGTAACATACCCTGAGCTTTGTACCAACTTGATTCGCACCGTCCATAAAGTTAGAGAGTGAACCGGTATTGGCATTCAGAACCGCACGGTTTGTCATATTAACGCCATTGGCTGTAGTAATTGCTGCCATGATTAGGCTCCTTTCTTAGATAGCTTCAATTTTGATGATTTTCGATTCGTCCATGCGAATAGCATTCATTCCGACACGCGCGGAAATTTGCCATATCTGCTTCCGGGGAAGCCAGTCCACGTTAAAGATAGGACTTTCATGGCGGGCGAATAACATGGTTTCGTTAGTGAAGACAGGAATCTCATAGACGCTGGTATCGACATCTACGTCGTTGCTCGAACCGATAAGGATTCGGTTGGTCTTTCTGAACCTGAATCCCATATACTCGTTCACAACACCGTTTACTAATGATTTGAGCATATTGGTGTCAATAGACTGAGTTTCGGCCTCTCTGAGCAAGTCAGAAGCCTGCTTGGGCGCGATAGCGAGGTTGAACATCGCATCAGGGTCGTTCTCAAGCTCTTCGAGCGCCTGTCTTGAGAGAATAAGTTTCTCAATCGTAAGGCCTGTCGATACTCCGCCTGCTGTGTAGTCGGACTGGACATCGTGAGCTATCGTTCGTCCGCCTGTTGTGATTCTCGTAGCGAACACATACAGAGAGTCGGCGAGAACAGCCGTATCGTCACCGGGACTCTTACCGGCTCTTACGTTAGCGAAGAAAGCGTCGGTAATAGTTATGTTCTCTTTCCTGATCACAGCCTTGGCGAGTGCCCCCATATAAGCGGAGGTCGGGTCGGTATGAAGGGCAATATCGTCTTCTTTATCGACGAAAATTCCCTTACGAGCGAACTTGGGTGAAATCCATCGTTTGTTGTGTACAATGTCCTCGATGGGAATGTCCTCGAAGCGGGTCTCTTTGTCGTCAAGTTCGATGTCGCCAACGAAATCGTAAGACTGAAATTCCCCTTCGATTCGGTCTTCACGAACAAGGCCGGTATAAATAGGCCTCCGCTCCTGAAGGATTGCCTCGTACCCGGTAGTCCACGCGTTATAGAACGCCTCAGTGTAACCACGGGTCGAGTTAGTGTTAGTGTTAATATCTGCCATTGTGATGGCCTTTCAAAATAAACCCTTACTAATGTTTGCGCTCAGGTTGCCTTTTTCAAGACCATCACTTCTGATTTACGCACAGCAGACGAATAGAATTATCTATTATTCAACGGAACCGTTTCTGGCTTACCCGTCTTGTACTCTTTTCGGAGCGTTCTCCGAATTAGCAATTATATTATTCAACTCCATGTATCGTTTCATTAATTCCTTGCGTCCGGGAGCGAATCTGTTCTTGAACGTCTCAGACTCCATGATTTCTTTCAGTTCCGCTTTCGGGTCTTTAGTCGTATTTATGAGTGGGTCGCCTTTCAATATCGTTCCTTCCTTTGTCCTGTCCTTTATTATTTGAAGCATTCCGATTATCTCAGGGTCGGAAGCCAATCCCTTCTTTTCGAGAGTAGCGTAAATGCCAAGTTCGTCAGCTATTTGCCGTGACTCCACCATCATAGTCTGAAATTGAACCTCTCCACCCGATTTAGTGACTAAGGCTTTGCGGATAGTTTCTATTTCCGCTTCGGAGGTTTTCAGTGTTTCGGCTTCAGCCTCGGCCTCAACAGCCCTAACCTCTTTGATAATATCTCGCTGGAACTGGACTAATTCCGACGACTGCTTTTTGTCGAGATGAATATTCTTAGATAACTCCCTAAATCTGCCGAGAATAGCATCGTCAAAAGGCACAGTCTCATCTACTTCGTATTCGTAGCCATTAACGTCGTCAGGCACGCCAAGTTGCTGATAGTATTTATTCCAGCCATCCACATCATCCGGGGACTCAGGTTTGAAGATGTGGTCGCCCTTGCCTAAAATATTCTCAAGCTTCATATAATTAGTGGCAAGTTCTTCTGTGCTATTCCACTTTTTCGCCTCAAATAAATCTCTTACGCTCTCAGGGGCGTTGTTTCTCTGTTCGTCCGAGAGCGGCATCCAGCTTGAAGGCTCACTGCCCGGTGCTTCTGTCTGAGCTTTGATTACCGGCTCAGTGTTTACATCTAATAGTTCAGCCATTTTATTCTTTCTCCTTTTGTTCAAAATCCCCACAACTACATTCTGGGTGAGTCGGTGGTTGTTCAGATAAAACAATTCGGTCGTCAAATCCTTTCTTATAATTTGGATTAGCTACTGCAATAGGCGAATGTCTTGCACACCACATACTGAAACCGTTCCCAGTCCCGTATTTGCAATCTTTACACATCATTTTCTTCTTCCTTCTTTATATAACCTTCGTTTATATACCACATAATATCGAGGTACACTTTACGCATACCTTCGTTAAACGCTGTCTGTTGCGCGTTTGGGTTAGATACACAGACGCTGGTATTCTCCACATGACACTTCTTGCGAAGCAGTTTATCTAAAACCTTGCCGTCGTCAGACATCCATATCCTCTTGAGAGCCTGTGTAATTAGTTCGTTCTGTTTATCTCTTGGTGTCATTTTCTTTTTCCTATATCACTGTCTCTGCTAAACTCCCTGCTTCTGGTACACCTGAAACATTCTTATAAGCCTTACTCGCAGACTCGCCTATCTGGGCCTGAGCAGCAGCCAGTTCTAATTGCTGCTTCTCTTGCCTTGCGGCTATCATTTCATCGAAATCTACCAAGTTCTCGGCAGGCGCCCCACCACTTATCCATGCAGTCCTGAAAGTCCTGTCCATATCGACATTCTCAAGAATAGGCACGAATTCCTGATAAGGCGCATATTTTGCTAATACAACTTCCTGTGCATTAGATTGAACATTAGCCATCGCCAGAGAAAGCCGCCCATGATATGTTACATCGTAATCAAAAGATGCCGGAGGCTGGGGAATGCGATTACCCTTCCTGGGAGATTTAACTAAGAGGTCTAAAACTCTCGTAAGCATCGGCGAGAATATTTCATTCTCCAAAGACACTACAGCAGGAGTCGCAATAACTATCAATTCTTTTTCTCGTATAACCGCCTCAGTAGCCGACATATTCCTATGTTCACCCATAGCTTCAAATAAGTCGTTAAAGAACGCCATGCGGATAATCTCGCGCATCTGGCGAATAACTTCACCATTAGACTGTACATTTATCCCTGAAACATAAGGCTGCGGGAACTGCGCGCCTGTCCGGACGTAGATAGTACCGTGCGGGCCTGTGACCGGCTGGCCTACCACTCCGTCGTCTTCCATCATCATCGGTGGGTTATTGGCTAACTCGGCAGATTCTATAAAGGAAGCGACCATACGATTGAGCATTCTAATATCGTCTATATACTCCATAGCGGGGCCGAAACCCATTAAACCACCCGGCGTGCGAGCGAATCGTGCTACTAAGTAAGGAAGGTGTTTGAAGTCGGGGTCTTCTTTAACTATCTCTTTATCAGGAATGCAGATGAAAAACGACTTAACTTTACCCGACCCCATTCGACCATCGAAATCTTTATTAGGCGCACAGACGTGGACGTATTCGTGCTTTTCGCTAAACTTACCCGCCTTGAAAGCTTTGGCGGCGGATTTGCTGAGGTTCTTTATACCAAACGCCTGGGCCGCCTGTCTGACCGTGTAGAATATCTGCCTGTAAACCGTATCAATCTCGCCGCGACTGTTATCGTCGAAGAACATGAATCCGATATGATGAGACTTGAAAATAATATCACCGTCTATCATCTCTACTGAAATCACGCCCGTACCGAAGACTATCATCGACCTTATAGTAAGGAACATCTCTCGCTGAAAGTTGCTCCGCATAAGTTCTGCGTGCGTCTGGGTAGCGGCGATGGACATCCACTTCTGGTATTCAGGCTGTTGGTTAAGTTCGTAGTCCTGAGCTTTGAAGCCATGCCAGAAACTCCCTGCTGGCATTAGGTAGGTGAATATCCCGGAGGTCATTCGGTAGGCCGACCTTACCGCCGTATCGTCGTATTTCTCTATCGTATTGATAATATCGTCGTTAGATAAGGCGTTGCGTACCTGCTCCTGCGCGGCTGGCCATGCGTACTTTCCGGCCTCACGCCTCTCGCTGTCGGTACGGCTCTTGCGAGTTTTCGCTTCGCCGTAGCGTTCGAGAACTTCATCTACGTTGATAGGTTTCTTAGCCATTCTATTCCCCAAGACGACGTTTCAAATTCAGACGTATAGCACTCATAATCCCTGAAATCCGAGTTGAAGGAGCGCCGCCCTGAACAAGTTTCTTACGTCTCGACCTTCCGGCCTCGGAGGCGTCCTGCGTTACCGTCTCTACCTGCTCGACAGGTTCCTGCGGTGGAGGCAATTTCTGTTTTGGACTACCGAATATCCTGCTCATTACTTTGCCTCCCAAATAGCATGGCAGCTAAAGTCTTTATCAACTCTATGCCCGGATTAGGCTGTTCAGGCAGAGCGTCGGGAGCGTTCTCGGTGAGTCTGCTCTCGGCGCCCAACCTGTCAAGGTCGTTTATGTCAATCGCGTTAGATGACATTAGTTACACCGCCTTAATAGGAACATCCAAAGTATTGTCACTGCCTGTAGCAATATTTCCGGCGGCAAGAGCAACGTTAAAGTCATACATATTAGCGCCAATCGTTTCTTCGCTGACCATCATATTTCTCGTGACAATCGCCTTGTCCGAATTATCGTCGATACAAAGCGTAAGACACTTAAAAACGTTGTTGTCGATAATTATATTACCGGCAACTTGTGTATAAGAAGCATTCACTATGACACCCTTAGAACCTTGTATTAGGTTGTTCCTGATAAGAACCTTATCGGAAGTCCCGGCCCCGATAACGATAGCGCCAGTAGTAAATCCGTTTACGGAGTCAAACACACAATCTATGACCTCTAAGTTGTAGCTGGCCGTCCACAAAATACCATGAGTTGCATTCGTATTGCGATTCGAGAATACGCAGTCAATAAATTTCCAGCCTGACTCTTGAGCCTGTAATGTCCACATGGCGCCGGTGTCCGCTTCCTGGAACTGGCAGTGATACCATCTCATACCCCATGTATTATTAGTAGCGGGTACGTGGTTTCCGATAATCTCCACCATATCATGACTATTTGCAGAACCTACGCCGATTACATCTGTCTTTTCCGCTGCAAGAACGATGTCTTCTGTAAGCGAATCGCCGACAACATACACCGTTGCCCTATGCGCCCATGCCCTGTTTCCTGATGTACTCATATAAGCGTGAGCTGCTACGAGTCCTTCGGCTAAAGTCTTGAAGGCTGATAGCCAGCCCAGTCCATTTCCAGAACTTACTACGTTGCCATCGACGTAGAAAACAGACGGCGCACCCCCTTTAGTCCCTGCGGAAAACGGTTCTATTCCTGCGTTCCCTCGAAGCCTGCCATCCGGTAAAAGTCTGATTGTTTGACCATCAACTGCCGTACTTCTTAACTTTGAAGCATAAGTTGCCATGTTCCTTTCTTGCCCTGCTCTCTCGAACGGGCGTTATTAAGCTATTCTACTGCTCTTTCTATTCATGTCCGAATATACGGACATATGATTCGTCGTATTTCTTCTTATCTTCCTTCGAGCCGTATTTCTGAGTCTCAGGTATCCAGCAGTGGTCGTTACCACCTGCTACTTCCTGACGGTTCTTCGGTTTGAAATTCTTTCTATATGGTCTCATACCATGTCCTCAGCACTCAATCCGCGTGCGTACTTGTCATCTTCACCGGGAGGTGACTGAGCGTTTTCACTGAATTCTTTTGCTTCCTCGATTGTCTCTTCTTTTCCGAGACTTTCAATATCGGCCTCGATTTCCGCTTTCTTTCTCATGCCACCCGTTGGGATATGAGTGGCTACGCCGAGTCGCTTCGCCTTCTGTAAGTAAGTTTCTGGCTTGGCGTTTATAATCTCAGGATCGGTCATTGTCTTTATCTCGGCGGCAGACGGGGGATAGTCGGGTCTTTGCGCCGCTAACGCCTTCTCTACGGCTGCGTCAACTATTCTCTGAACGTCATCCGGAGTAACTTTCTTATCGAGGTACGTCCGTTTTCGTTTGTCTTCCTCTTTTCGCATTTTATTTACTTCTTCCGGGTGAGTATTACATTCCAGACATATCCAGCAGTTCCAAGGGTCGCCGAGTTTGGTTAGCGGTCGCTTGCACTTCTGGGTCGCGCATGTCGGTGTGTTTATCGGAATTGGGTTACATGCAAGGCATCGCCATGAGTTGTTTTCAAATCCCATCGGATTTGCGCATGACGGGCATGGCACTACTGTCTGGAATCTTTCTCTGTCTCCAGACTGTACGTTTGTCGAATTATTTGCAACTATTACTGTTTCCATTTTCTTTCTCCTTTTGTTTTAATCTATGACATATTTCTTTCAATTCGATATATTCCCATTGATGACCACAATTTTTACAGGTAGTCTCGTAATTCAGACGAGGATTCTCCCATAAATCTCCATCTCCCTTGCAATCCGGACAAAATAGCTCTATTACAGGCAAGGCCATTTTCTTATCTCCTATCATTTCCAATTTTGCCCCCAAAGTAATTGCACTTAGGGCATATCATAATTACCTCTTTCTTTCCCTGCTGCTGACGCAGGATATAGTCGGGCGGCTTCGACTCACCACGACTCTTGCATCTTGGACATTTCATTTCTTCATCTTCCTTTTCTTCTTCTTGGCCTTGGCTTTGATTTTGCTTCTCTGTTTAGGGGTATGTCCGTGAAGTCCCATTTGTAATTCCTTTCTGCTTATGCTACCTCTTTGAATTTAGGTAATTTGTTTTCTTTCCAATGCTCCATAGCTTGCTCGTCAGTCTTATAGAGCATTCCCTGTGCCCAATTTCCTTCTTTGCCGTCAAGAATACCCTCCTTTCGGCCTATTATTTCAATAACTTCTACAGTCCCACTCGTTAAATTTCCTTTTATAAACTTGCGACTCTGAATAAGAACGTTATCTATAGTCAATTCTGAATAGTATGTATTAGTCACTATCATATTAACGCCATTTTGAAATAGTATGTGTTGGCCGGTTGACTTTTTCAGTTCCTTTCGGTCGGGGCGACTGCCTGCTCGCAGCTAAGAGGAAATACAACGTCGCGTGGAAGTAGTGGTCGTCGCCTAAAGGTATCCACCGGGGTTTCTTCAGCCCGGTATCCGGATGTTTTATAATAGTCTTGGCAGTCTTCGTCATCTGCTTTGCATATTCGTTTATCGTTACCGACTCTCTCGGAATTCTAATCTTCGTCTCAGTAAAAGTAGTATGGACTTTATCGCACCATTCGTTTCTATTGACTTTGACTATCCCCGTCTTTCTGTCGAAATGGGGCACTCCGGGCATCTGCTCGGAATACTGGCATAAATAAATAGTGTAAGGCTCGGTCTTTTGAAATTCTCTAACTCCGTGGTCGTACGGTCCGGAATCTATCACCGCCGTGTGAACGTTCATCTTCAGGGCTATATCGTGGATTTCGTGAAGGTCGTTATACTCGCCAATATGAGAAATGTCATACGATTCGCGAGACGTCCTCGTACCTATAACGACGTTGATGGATTTATTAATATCCACACCCATCACAGTCTCGCCGGTAGAGACCATTCTATTAAGGTCAGAAGTGCATCTGGACAAAACTAAAACTTTATCAAGTTGAATCTCCGCTTCGGTCGTTGCCTTGCCTAAAGTAGAACGCATAAATTCTGCGCGGTCCGTACCTTCCGTATTATGAAATTCGTACATATAGTCGTCAAGATCGGCCAAAGGAGATAAGAGACCGCTAACAAAGAATCCGGCCTCTCTTCTATCGGGATAATCCACCCGCCAGTCACCGTCCTGAACGTAAATTTCCTTATGGCAGTGAATGCACGAACGGAACCATCTTCCGGCCAGTTGAATAATACAGTCCGGGAAAGACTCACCTAAACAAGTGTACTTTCCGCACGCCCGGCATTTAATCTGCCATCTACGCTGATCGGATTCGTTATACTTTTTGTCAATTCCAATTCCCGGAAAAGTCGGAGTCCCGAAGTTTTTCTCTATCTTAAACCGAGACCTTTTCATCCTCTGCTTGGCCTGATAGGCCATTCTTTTATCTATAAGGTCAAGCTCGTCACGACATATTTCGTCACAGGGAATAGACCTTAGATTATCAGAGTCCTTAACATTCGTATCTTCGACTTTCTTCGGCTGACCGCCTACCATTACAATTGACCTTCCGTTGATCTCACGGCACATGGTAGTATTGGTATCGCCCTTTTTCATTATCCACGGGTTGTATTGAAATATCGGGTCGAAAGAAACCTGACTCAATCTCTCCACGGCTGTCTTGGTAGGCATCATGTATAGAATATTCTGGTCGTAACGTCTGTACTTGCAGGCGTGGATGGCATTCAGGAAGATGGCCGTAGTAAGACACATCTGGGCGCCCTTCTTACAGTTGGAAATCTTCTTCTCGCAGTCGATAATCCCCTGTAGGTACGGAACGCCCACAAGGTCGAAGCGGATACCGTCCCTCAAGTAGATACCCTTCTCGTGCGCCCACGTTAAGGAATTAACGGCCATCATTGTTTCTTTATCTATCATAATATTCTCAGGCGCAAAAAAAATGGATAATAAAAAACGGCGGCGTAGAAGGTGTAGGCTCCTACACAGCCGTATCTATTACCCATTAATTGCCCTATGTTGGTTTTGCTAACTTATAAGTTTAATTTTCTCCTGCATAACAAAAGGCTCTTCAAGCGGAGTCTCTTCGCTAAAACATTCTACCTTACTCATAATCTGCTGTCTATATTCACTTCTTGTAAACAAAACAAAATGTCCATCCGATGCCTCTAACCAAACCACTGCTCTTGGGCCACATAATTTCTGATGTATTTTCCAAAATTCATAAGCAGCATCTATGAGTATTTGCCCTTTATTTTTTAATTCCTCATGTATTTCGGCATTCATATTTGTTTCCATTTTCTTCCTTCTTACGTAACGTCAACTCTGCCGAGTATCAGTTAACCCGTTATTCAATTGTCAAACTAATCTTGTTTCTATTTCACCAAAATTACCATCATCATCCATTCCATATACTGTAAGTCTGGTTCTGTTATATTCGGGGTCGAAACAACTAAGCGTACATTCAATTGATTCGTATGGCTCGCCCGCATGATCGTAATCTTCCCTCGTCATCCAAAGGCCGGACTCAAGTAATACTTTCTCCTTCGCACACAGCAAGACTGGTGCGATAGGACTCAATGCCAACGCCTGTAGGAAGCTACGCCTGTTCATATCTTTACTATTATACCACTTCTTACCAATACGTCAAACTTTTTCTTATGTTCTCTAACTACGTAACTGTCCAGCTTACTCAACTCGTGTCTCATAATGGCATTCACCGCGTGCGTAGTTTCTTAGCTTTGCCCATCTTCCTGCCCTTCAATGGGAGACTTGGCATTAGCATGACGCTCTCGCCAGTATTTTAAGAATTCAGTGTATTCACAGTCAGGAAGAATATAATAGTCAGGGTGCTTAGCCATCATTGCCCTGAAATTATATAACAATTCCTCAAGCACTTCCTGCTTGCTCTCAGAGACTCCAGAACCGCCTGTGGCTTGACTACGCTGGTAAGCAATATGCCGTGCCTCTACATCACTTTCGTCCCGAGGCGAAAGTTCACCTGCATTAAAAATAGTCTTCGGGTCAAGCATAATCTTGGACTTCCTGAAAAACTAAAATTCAGAGATAGGAAGGTACTTACTACCGCCTCGCCCCCCGGCCTTCCCCGGCCCCCCCCCCTTCGATAATAATAAACCATCGATTCATACACCTGTGTACGTCCTCTCTGGGAACATGCGTTGGTATCGCTTGGCTGCTGCCAGTCTGTTGGTGCGTGCCTGTTCGTCCACTGTGCCGTCCGGGTTGGTCGTCAGTCTGTTAATGCCCGCGATGATGGATGGATGAAGCGTAGGTCTATCGCCTATCCTCACGGGCGCCCTGCCTGCTCGTTGCGCTGCTGCCTTACCACTCCATGCACACGGCCCACAGCATACGAGAGCCATGTTAATGTCAGAACCACAACACCAGCATATCCCGCCCTTGACTATGCCTGTGTCGGTGTGCGTGCGCTCTACTGCGTGCGCTACATTATCAGGCGTGCGCGTGCGCAGTCTGTGCGCCTTAGCCCTGCATGAGCCGCTACACGTACGCCGGTTATCGCTTCCAGTCTCTGTCTTACATATAATACAATTCATGCTCTAACTGCCTCTTGTGCCCGTTATAGGCACTATACGCGGTTTAACGTCTGCCTTCGCCATCGCCTCGTTGTAAGCCTTCGCCGCCGCCTTCGCCGCTTGTAAGTCCTTAGCAGTCTGAGGCTTAGCGTTAACCGTCTCCGTGGCGATTACTTGCTTGTCAACCTGTCCGAGGTCTTGTTTGCCGAGCCAAATCGCCATTTGCGGCGTTTCCTTGAGGTTATCCTGTGCAATTCTTACCTTATCCTTCCAAATCGCCCGTCCCTGCCTTATTTGTTTTCCAAAATGTCTCTCAAGGCTATTAAACGGTATATCCAGTTTCCTTGCTATTGTGTTAGTATTGCAGTTTCTTTGCGCCATCTCCTCTATCTCGCTCACTTCTTCCTCAGTAAATACTCTTTTAGGTCTGCCTGCCATTACTTTACCCATCCTGTATTTTCAGGCTCAGACCATATAATCTGGCCTTCATTATCGATATATTCACCTGTTGTGATTATTTGTTAAGGCTGGAGGAGTGATCAACCAGCCTGTTTTCAAGTGATAAAATATTCATCAATATGTAGTCATTTGGTTTTCACCTCCTTATCCTGGTACCTGGTTTTATGTTTAATTGTTTCATGTAAGGGCTTTGTTATTTCCAAAACATCCAGTAACCACACTTGCATCGACTTCTCGTTACGTGCTTACTCTTAATCTCGGAATTGCGGCATTTTCCACACTCCCATCGATAAAACTCCTTTTGCTCTTCTCTTACTTCCATTCTAAGCCTCTTTCGTTATACCTTGCTACCAATATGACT